TTGATAATGCTCCAAGTCACATTGCCCGAGCTAAGTATTCTGCAGAACGTGAGCGCAGCATTGGGATTGGTGCTCTTGGGTGGCATGCTTTCCTTCAGCGCAACAATCTTCCTTGGGAGTCACCGATGGCTGTCGGGAAAAATAAACAAATTTTTAAGTACATCAGAGAAAAGTTAAATGAAGCCAATAAACAGTTGGGACTGGAGCGTGGTGAAGCACCTGATGCAGTGGGTACTGGGAATAGGTTTAGTCATCTTATGGCTATTGCTCCCAATGCTTCTTCTTCCATTCTTATGGGCAACACTAGTCCTTCTATTGAACCTTATCGTGCCAATGCTTATCGCCAGGATACTCTATCGGGTTCTCACCTGAATAAGAATCGTTATCTTGATTCTATTATTCAAGAAGCATCGAAGGAACATAAAGAAGGATGGGCTGATGAAGTATGGTCAAGCATCATCGCCAACGATGGATCAGTTCAGCATCTAGATTGGATGGATGATTGGACGAAGGATGTGTTCAAGACTTCAATGGAGATTGACCAGCGTTGGGTTGTTCAACATGCTGCAGATCGTCAGGAGCATATTGATCAAGCGCAGTCTTTGAATGTGTTCTTCCGTCCAGACAGTCATATCAAATATATTCATGCAGTTCACTTCCAAGCATGGAAGCAAGGATTGAAGACAATGTATTACTGCCGTAGCGATAAAATCGCCAAAGCAGACAAAGTATCAAAACGAATCGAGCGTGAAGTTATCAAAGAGATTGACCTTCAAGCACTAGCAGAGGGGAATGAGTGTTTAGCATGTGAGGGATAATTCGTGTTAGAATATGTAGCAACATTTCTTGCATTATTTTTTACTGATGTATTTTACACATATTATCTTCGCTCGGTTCAAAACGATGAAACAATCAAAGCCAGTTTTTGGGCAGTAATATGTTTCTTCATTGCGAGTATAGCAGTGATAAATTATACTACCAATCATTGGCTACTGATACCAGCATGTCTTGGTGCTTTCTCTGGAACCTTCGTGGGGATGAAAATTAGAAAGAAGAAACTCTAATGAAACCCACGGTAGCACTATTTCTACACCAACCAAAAGTTTCTGTGCAAAGTGGAAATGGTTTGATGCGAGCACTTTCTGATGAATACAACTTTAAAATTTTTACAAGACATGAAGTAGAGAGCGACTTCTTTGATAATGTTGATATGATAGCTATTCCAGGTGGAATAGGTGACTCTGATAGTTTTGATTATTTAATGAGAGAGAACCAAAACTCTATCAAAAAGTTCATTAGTGATGGTGGTAAGTATCTTGGAATATGTATGGGTGCTTACTGGACTGATAAACATTATTTTAATATAATGGGTGATGATAGGATTGAGCAATACATCAAACAACCACACACCGATACAAAAAGACCTCACGCTAAAAACATTTCAATAACTTGGAATGGAAATAATGACAAGATGTTTTTTTATGATGGATGTGCTATAATTGGAGATGAGACTAAATTTAAAACTGTCGCTAGGTATTCTAATGGAGACCCTATGGCAGTAATTAAAAATAACATTGGATTAATTGGTTGCCACCCCGAAAGTGAAATCCATTGGTATAACAGTTACAGTTGGATGAAAGGTTTGTGGCATGACGGAAGACATCACAAATTATTATTAGATTTTGTAAATGAACTTATGGAGAGATAATTGGTAATCGAATATATTGTAATAGGATTTTTAAGCGCATTAGGATGGTGGGGTGCCAATTATTTTGTTATTGCACCTCATCTCCCAGAACCAACTAAGATAGAAAAGAAAGTAGAATCGAATGAACAAAAAAACGAGCAAACTAACAAGTGAACGAACCTACTTCAAACCATTCAATTACCCATGGGCGTACGAAGCATGGTTGAAGCATGAGCAAGCACACTGGTTACATACTGAAGTTCCAATGGCTGAAGACGTCAAAGACTGGAAGAAGAAACTGTCTAAAGAAGAAAAGCAGTTCCTAACTAACATCTTCCGTTTCTTTACGCAAGGTGATATTGACGTTGCTGGTGGTTATGTGAAGAACTATCTTCCATATTTCCCACAACCTGAAATCCGTATGATGTTATCTGGCTTCGCTGCACGTGAAGCACTACACATTGCAGCATATAGTCACCTGATTGAAACATTGGGTATGCCTGAAGCGACATACAATGAATTCTTGGAGTACCAAGAAATGCGTGATAAACACGATTACGTTACTGACCTTTCCAGTCGTAATGGCACTTTAGAGTCAACTGCAACTCACATCGCCGTGTTCAGTGCTTTCACTGAAGGGATGCAGTTGTTCTCTTCCTTTATCATGTTGTTGAATTTCCCTCGCCATGGTCTTATGAAAGGTATGGGTCAGATCGTTACTTGGTCTATCGTTGATGAAACGATGCATGCTGAGAACATGATTAAATTATTTAAAGAGTTCATCAAAGAAAATCCAGAGATCTGGAATGATGAATTGAAATCTAAGATCTATACAATCGCTGAGAAGATGGTCGAACTTGAAGACAAGTTCATCGACCTTTGCTATCAGAATGGAGACATGCGTGAGTTAGCAGCAGAAGATGTCAAGAAATATATTCGTTACATCGCTGATCGTCGCTTGATCTCATTGGGTATGAAAGGTATTTTCAAAGTTAAAAAGAATCCACTGCCATGGGTTGAGGAAATGATCAATGCACCAGTGCATGGTAACTTCTTCGAGAATCGTGTTACAGATTATGCTAAAGGTGCTTTGACAGGAACATGGGGTGATGTTTGGGCGAAGGCAGCATAATGACGACAAAGCATTTCGAATGTAACGAGTGTGGTGCAGAGGGTAAGATTATTGTTAAGGGATCTGATACACAATTGGAAGATATTGTGTATTGCCCAGTTTGCTCTGGCGATATCTACGAGGAAGACGATTTCTTAGATGAGGACGAAGACTAAATAATTAGTTCATTGACTAATTGTTTATTCTAATGTGGTTTTATAATAACGAAATTGTAAAAGAATTGCCAGAAGATTGTGTTGGTTTTGTTTACCTTATCACTAACCAATTAAACGGACGTAAGTATATCGGTAAGAAGCTGGCTAAGTTTTCAAGGACTAAACAGAAAACTGTTACCTTGAAGAATGGCACCAAAAAGAAGAAGAAGGTTAAAACCAAAACTGATTCTGATTGGATGGACTATTACGGTTCCAGCGTAGAATTATCTGCTGACGTAAATTCTCTGGGGAAAGAAAATTTCCGCAGAGAAATTCTGCACTTCTGTAAGTCTAAGGGTACGATGTCTTATATAGAAGCAAAGCTGCAATTTCAGTATGAAGTTTTGGAAAAACCAACAGAGTTTTATAATGGTCATATTCAAGTAAGAGTACACAGAAGCACACTAAAATTTTAAAGAAATGAAATATCTCCTCCTAGTAACTGCATTGGCATTATCAGCCTGTGCAGCCTATTATTCAATTATGGGTTTGGTTGCGATCTTCGCAGCTGCAGTCATACCCATCTTTATTATGGGTTCGTTACTAGAAGCATCTAAACTTGTAGTAGCCTCATGGCTCTATAGAAACTGGAAAGAAGTACCTTTATTGATGAAGGGGTACTTTACGACAGCTTTGGTTATCCTAATGTTGTTAACATCAATGGGAATTTTTGGATACCTAAGTAAAGCACACTTGGATCAGGCAGTTCCTTCTGGGGATGTTAATTCTAAGTTAGCACTCATCGATGAAAAAATAAAAACCGAAAAGGAGAACATTAATGCAAGCCGTAAAGAACTTTCTCAACTCGATGCTCAAGTTGATCAGACCATATCAAGAACCACCGAAGCCAGTGGAGCAGAGCGAGCCATTGCCATCCGTAGAGGTCAGCAAAAAGACAGAGCCAGAATCCTCAACGAAATCGGTCAAGCGCAAGCCAAAGTCGCCAAACTCAACGAAGAGCGTGCGCCAATCGCCAGCGAAGTCAGGAAAGTCGAAGCCGAAGTCGGTCCAATAAAATATATCGCAGCATTATTGTATGGTGATAATCCAGAAGCTGACATTTTAGAAAAGTCAGTTCGCTGGGTTATCATTATGATTGTTGTTGTATTTGATCCGTTAGCAGTATTGTTGCTAATGGCAGCAAACTGGCAAATGAAAAGGGAAGAGAAAGAATCAATCGAGCCAGTTGATGACATAAAACCAGATGCTTGGGTTGCAGATGTAGGTGAAAAACCAACAGCTGAAGAATTAACAGAAGAACCAGAAGAACCAAAACATATTGATTGGGTTCCAAAGTGGTTAACTGAGGATAAACCAGCAGATAAATGGTCTGATGTTTTCTTTAAAAACATAGATCCAATTCAACAGATTCCAGAAGAGTCTAAACAAATAATTAAAGAGTTCTTTCACCCACAGGAAGAACCTGAGATGAATCCTACTGTTGAAGTGCATGAACATGCTAACACAAAAAAACTTATTAGTTTAGATAATACAGAAGTAAATGTAACAGATACAATCTCTGTAGAGTTCTATAAGACCTAAATAGTATTAGTAGTTGCGTAACTACTCACAAGAAACCCCCTTTAAAGGTATAAAACATGTACAAAAAGATCGCCACAAGCGTGATTTTTGTTATGGCTTCAACATTGGCGATGGCAGAGCCTATCGTAACTGATTCGACATCACGTTCTACAACAGATGCTACATCTACAAGCACAACAACCGTAAAATCCCCACCACCAACAGCAGTAGCACCAGCCATTACAGTTATTAATAGTGATGTTTGTGCAGTTGCTGCGTCTGGCGCAGTTCAAACTCAAATCTTAGGTATCTCCATGGGTGGAACCATGACAGATAAAAATTGCGAACGACTAAAACTCGCTCGTGGTGTTTATGATATGGGTATGAAGGTAGCAGCAGTTGCTATCATGTGTCAAGACGAACGTGTATTCTCCGCAATGATGAATGCAGGCACACCTTGCCCAGTGGATGGTAAGATTGGTGAACAAGCCAAAGAGATTTGGTCAGCCAATCCAGAAAGAGCACCCCAGAAAGTTAAGAGCAAGGACTAACCAATGAAGTTAGTCCAGTTCCTTGCTGCTGTTTTGATGGCAGGATTTGTATCCAGCCACGTTAACGCACAAGTAAATACTACTGGAGTTATGTCCTCTCCAAACCTTGTTAATGTAACCAATCAACAAGGCACAGGTTGGGTAGGAACAGTACCATATACTGGAACTGGTGGTGGCGTTTCTAATGGTTCGAGTCCTGGATATAATTCTAGTACAAATACAATCTACTTCGGTTACACCACTAAAACTGCTGCATATACTTACGCATTAAACCAAGCACTTCGTGATAGTGGTATGACTATCCTTGGGTATAATTACTCATGGGATTACTACAACCAAGCCATGAATTCTGGTACTCTGTCAGCAGCCGTAAACTTCAATGGTACCAATGGTGTTTCTTTACATAGTAAAACATGGGCACTAGGTACAACTACTGGCTGGACAACTGTTAGTGGAACAGAGAACTTTGGTGATGCTGGAATGGCAGTTGCAAGTATCGCTAACTTCTCTTTAAGTTTCACAGGTAAAGATTCTCGTTACTGGGCTGGCTACTATGGTCCAATGGTTAAGGATCCATCAATCAAATTGAACTACACAGTTGATCCATGCGTTTCCAATCCTCTCTATTCTACAACATGCGCTGGTTATAATGATATTCTCACTAGCCAGAACATTGCTGCACAAAGTTATGCCATCAACCAAGCACTAAACCTTTCTGGTTCTGGTGTTAAGATCAATGGTTTAGAATATGGTTATAATTACGCTGTTGGTGGAGACTACTGTCACTTCAGTTTGATAATTTGTCTTGACTGGAGACCATCTTCTATGGATGTTAATGTCAATGTAACATCTAATACTGGATCAACCATTTATTCTGCAACTCACAGTCATGGTCCAAATACTAGCGGAACTCCAAGTTACAGCTATGTATTCCCAACTCAGAGAGCATTATCATCAATGGGTGATTTCTCGCTAACAACTAATGAGATTGGAACTACTGCATTGTATAGTAGCTGGAGCAGATGGCAGTATACACCTGACCCATGCGTAGTAAATCCTCTCTCATCTACAACATGCGATGGCTACGCAGCTGCATACAAAACACAACAGTGTACTGCCAATCCATTATACGCAGTTGACTGTCCAGGTTACGCAGAAGCGTTCAAAACACAACAATGCGCTGCCAATCCTTTATACGATCCAACATGTGCTGGATACGCTGCAGCGTATCTAACATATCAATGCTCAATCAATCCACTTTATTCAACAACTTGCAGTGGATATGAACAAGCATATCACGATCAGCAATGCTCACTAAATGCTCTTTATGCTAAAGACTGCGTAGGATATGAAACAGCATATTTTAATGCGCAGTGTATTAAGGATTCTTTGTACTCTACAAA